TTAGAAAAATCGGAGGAGCAACAACTACAGTTTCTGCAACATTTGATCCAGCATTGAGTCAACTACACTGGGGGAGAAATAAATCACCGGGATCAACAAGCTCTAATGATCCAATTATATTTGATTTATTAAATAAACGTATCGGTATCGCTACTGATCCAACATACATATTTGATGTCAGTGGTAATTCTAATTTATTTACTAGATACCAAGGTGCTGGAAATAGCATGGTCATTAAATATCAATTGAATTCAGAAGCAGGAAGTTCTTTGAATGAAATATTTAACACATATTCTACTGGTACTAAAAATGATTTACTAGTTGGTTTTAAATTTACTGGAGGATATGGTGGTACTGGAAATGTAGGTCAGTATTTCTGGCAAACAGGATCAACTTCTAATACTTACAACTCTGCAAACAATATTGCAACATTGTCAACAAATGGTGATTTAAATGTTTATGGATCTTATACAAGTGATGATAGTTTTTGCCAAGGCAAATTCATCCAATTGCATAGAGCAAGCTGTTCAAGTGATTATTCTCCAGTTTATTTGAATTTAGATAATATTAATTATAATCATCAAACTTCTGGAAGTCTTGCGTATCATTCATTATGTCAACTAAAAGGCACGATTGAAGGTGTTGATTTCACTTGTCAATTAAATAGTGGATTAACAGATGGTACTGGCTATTTAGTATTTAATAGATTTGACGATTTAGTTCTAACTGGTGCTAATGGAAATACTTATGTCAGCGGCACACAAATTGGTAGTAGACCATTTTTTCAACTTTGGGATCCAAATTCCAATTCATATAAAAACCCTTCAGATATATCTTTAAGTCCTTCTTATGTTTATGTATCAGGAGCTTTAACTGGACAAGGATTTTTTAATCTTAAAGCTAGAAGATCGAACACAACCGCTGGTGAAAGATTTTTTGGAACCACAGCGTTTATGAATTTTAATAAATTTGATAATATTGGTTGGGTTGCATACGCAATTACTGGCGCAGCATCTCCAGCAGTAACTCCTTTTTCGGGAGCGATGAATTTAAGCACTATAGTTAATTATTTAGTAGAATCTGATACTGCAAGCGAAGCTGGCACTTACGTTATACCATAAAATGCCTTCTTTTCTTACATACGAAACAAATCAAATTATAATTAACGATAATTTGTTTCCTGCCAATTCAGTTAATATACAACTGAGCGCTTCGACTGTTCCAGTAAAAGATATTTTAGGAAATGTTTTATATTATTCTCCTACAGAACCAATAAAAGGATCATTTTCCGTTAATTTTTTTTTAACTGGTGAATTGCCTTCGTATTTAAGATTAGAAAATCAAACAGAAATCCCAACTAAATTTGCATTTAATAAAATTCTAATACCAGATTGCCATTTAACAAATTTAAGTTTATCTGTAAGACCTTTCGAACCGATACCAGTAAAAGCTGATTTTGTATTTTATCATGGAATCGTTTCTTTAGCTACAGACCCAACAATTATCAATTCTCAATCGCAAAAATTATTTAGTAAATATGTTAATTTTGTTAATCAGTCTTTCGCTACTGGTTTAAATATTTTGAATGGTATGTCTAGCTATATTTTAACTGATGATAGATCTACTTGGGTAGAAAATCCAACTGATTTTGTTGTTACTGATTTCGATTATCAGTTTTCAGTGCAAAGGGTTCCAGTTCTTAGGGTTGGTGAGCAGTTTCCTCAAAGAGTTGCGATGAAAGAAATTGATGCTGAATTTAATATAACAACAAATAACATTGATGGAGTTTTAGATATACATGGTAATTCAGCGGTTTTCCAAGCAACTTTACGAGACAATACTAACTTAAATGTTTCTACCAATTTTAATCTTACAGGTATAATAACTGATCAAAGCTATGAAATTGCAGAAGATAATTACGGATTTTCTAAAATAAAAATGGTTCAATCTTTAAATAGAAAACGTAATTTAATTACTATACCAATGGAGGTTAGTGATCCGTTAATAGTAACTGCTCCAACAAACAATCCTATTATTGAACCAGAACCTATAGTTACAAAAACTCCAACAACTATTGAAATTCCAGGAACAAATGTAATAACCAATCCAATAGAAAAAGGATCTACTGGAGGAGAAATAAAACAAACGGATAAAGATGAATACATTTATTATTTTATCCCTTTTGATTTGAATCTTTATTCTTTAAATAATAATCAACCACCAATCATTGAAGAAAGTTTAGTCAAAATACCATTGTTTAGAAACTTCGTATACAATGACTTATATTTAAAATTTGATATTAGCAGACAGCCAAATAAAGAAAATATTTTAAAAAGAGAAAGTTTGAATTCAGATAACCCTAATGTCTTTTTTAGACTATCGGATGCTTTAGGGGTTGTTTTCAAAATAAATGAAAATTTTCAAAACTTTTTTGGATCAACACCTCAATATAACGATAATATATCAGATCCATTTTTTGAATTTTCTTTTAGGCCGGTTTTTGATTTAACTCGAAATACATCTATAGTTTATACTTACAATGATGTTTGGGATTTACTTGTTGGTACTCCTTCTGAGGGTGATGGTACTATAAATAAGCCTTATATAATCCAAGATAACAATAAAAAGACAATATATTTCGCAGGAAATAATAATTAAATGAAAGCTGTTAACGATTATAGAATATTAATGCCAAATGTGCCGTATTACGAAACAGGCATTTTGTTTAATCAATATGAGATAGTTTACTATACAGGTATTAATTCAGGAACTTATACTGATAATACAAAAACTCCTCCTATCACTCAAACTGTAGATAATCCAGTTGCCGGTAGAACAGGTTACTATTATTTAAAAAATCAGGCATACAATGTTTCTGGTGATAATAAATTTTGGACAAGACCTGATAGTGAATTGAATGATGTAGATGCTACTGCTGGTTTTTATGATTGGTGGGTTCAGAATTTTTTCTTTAATCCAACTTATGGATCTACGGTAGACTTCACGGCAAATTACTATGAAAACACATTTCAAGATAATTATAGATATATATTAGGTAAAAGTGAAAACGTCATACAAGTCAAAGCTACTTTAAATTTTGATGGTATTACAGATAATGAAGCTCGCGCAATTAATCATTTTTATCAAAATTATTTTACAAAAAATCCTTTATCTTATGGTCAAGGTCATCAACCTGTGGAAATGTCTTTGTTTTTTCCACATAATAAAATTCGTCCATTTTATTTAACAAATATAGATAATAATTTTGAAAATGTTGATTTTAATAAAGTAGTTTTAGAAGTTGAATCGCCATTTATTTCTTTAACTTCATGGAAAGAAAAATTGATTCCTTTTGAAGTTAAATTTAATTATTTTGATACTGCTACTTATACTCAACATGATATAGTTTACGCTAGAAGAATAAACAATACATCAGATGGATTTTTTTATTATTCTGGTACAGGAACCTCTAAGAATGTTAGTCCATATTCATCAGATCCTAATCAAATAAATGATTGGACGCAAAAGTTTTATTTTTCTCCTGATATTGTTCAAAATATAAGTTTTAAGAATTCTGATTATAAGAATGATCTTGGTAATTTTTATTTATATCAACAAGAAGGTATAAATCCTAACTTTTTTGATTTTGAATTAAATTTCAACAACCGATCAGATAAAGAAGCGAAAGCTATTTTACACTTTCTAGAAAATCATAATGGATTAGATTTTTTTGAATATGACATGTTTCCTCCGTTTACGGGAACAAGAGCTTTTTTCTGTCCTCAATGGAGTCATACATATAATTTTGCTGATAATCATACTATTAGAGCTAAATTTGTAGAATCAAAATTTAATTTTGCACAAGATTCTATTTTTGATACTTTCTTATATTCTAGTGGTATAGATTTTGAGTTTGTTCCATTGGGTTTTACAAAATCGATAAATGCGAAAATAAAAAATAATGAAAGTAAACCAATCGAATTTACTATAAGCGCAGATAATAATATAACTTTACCTAGTAACGTTGTGCCTCAAAACGCTAAGTTTGTGGCCCAAGCAGATAATCAAGCTAAAAATATTACTGCAAAAGCTGGAGGAGATGCTGTTTATACATTAGTTTGCAATATGAATTATGATCAAAATGAAGATAAATTTACTCCTAAAGTTTTTGACTATACTGGAATTTATTATTTTACGCAAGAAAATGAAATTCTTGGAAAAATTGCAAATAACAATTTAGAACTAGAATATTCAGGGAATTTTTTCGATGCAGGACAAACAATTAATAAAAAATTTTTGAGCGGAGTTAAAACATGTGTTGCTGCTCCATATTATGATTTTGCAAAAAATAAACTTGGGTTTCAAGCAAGCTTAACTCTTCCAGATTCTGGATTTTATTTTACAAGATTTTCAGGAAGAATTTCGCAAACCAGTGGAGCTTTTGTAGCGAATGAATTTACAGGTGTTTCAACAAATGTCACGCTTAATAATACAACTAGTTTATATGATATAGGAAGTCCTGGTGTTACTAAATATTTATTAAATTTTGAAGATGTTTCTTTAGGTGTCGATTATTACATAAGAGTTAGCGGAGGAAATGTAGATTATTTAGGAGAAAATTCAGGTGTTTTTGTTTATGCTAGCGGTATAGATAGAATCGATCAGCCGATATCAAACAATCAAGTTATATCAGGTTTGACTGTTGCTAATTTGCAAACGTTTAGTATAAATCCTCCATCAATAAGAGTAGATGGTAGAGTCGAAGAATTTAATATTAATGAAACAAAACCATTTTTTAATTTATATCAATTTCTAGAAGAGAACGCTAGATTTAAAACTGCATTTTCATTATATTCAGGAGTAAAAATTAATTTTAATAATTGTCAGTATGGACCTTTGAACAGTTCAGATTACTATACTGAACATAATACAGGTGTATTTATTATTACAGGTAATTATTCTGTTATGCCATCTGGTGTTGAGCTAAATTTTAAAAATTCTAGTTTAATATCCAAGGGAGGAAAAGTATACAAAACCAAAAACGCTTCCGATCCAATATATAGTGGTAAAAACGTTTTTTATATAAATTGTAGTGGTACGATAAACATTAATAAAGATTTCGAAACAATCTTTGGAGCTGGAGGAGGAGCTGGAGATAATATTTCATTTTCTGATGTTTCAAATTATGACGCTGTGAATCAAAAATATACTACTTTTGCTTTATCTGTTCCATCTAATGTGAATAATAATAAAATAATAAATAAATTTAATAGCGCTGATATAAAAACAAATTTAACAACTACAACAACTCATGGCTCTTCTTTATTGTATGATTTTTTTGATCCAACTAAATCAGATCCATATCAAGTTTTTGGTGGAGCGGGGGCTGGTTTTGGACAAGGAACTGGAATAGGAGATAATGTATTTGTAAACGATGCATCTAAAACATTAGCATCAAAACCTTATTCTTTATTCTGCGTTTTAGAATTAAATAAAGATAGATACGGAGAAACAGGAGGTAATTAATAATATGCCATTTAACGAATCAAATAAATGTGTCAGTCTTTACAATGCTTTAAATGTGCCGTCTATTTCTAGCGCACAAAGATCGACTATCGATAAAAATGCATTTCTAATGAAATTGACTGGAGGAGAAGCTGGAGGTCTTGGAGAAAAAAGCCATAAACCAAAAGTAGAACTTTTTTTTGGTCAAATAGTTAATGGTTTCGACATAGAGACTAACCCTCCAACTTTAGCATCTATTCCTTTAAAACAAGAAAACGATTGTGGATATGCGGTTAAAATTTTAGAAGATGTCAATAATCAGTCTCAAGTAAATATTAATTATTTGAATTCAAATTCTGGTATTAATATATATTCTAGCAATGCTAAATTAGCTTTTGAAACTTTATATACAGGAAATGCTAGTCATATATCTCCAACTACTTTGTCTAATGGATATGTATTGAATGATTTTACTGTTTTTACAAATGGTTCTGAACAAATTTCTGTTGTTCAGGATACAGAACTAGGATTAAATAAAAATTATCTTGATTTGACTCCCTCTGAAAACGGTGATTATGGAACAAAATTTATTAAACATTCTACAAGTGTTTCATCAAGTAATCCACAGGTAGATTCAATGTTCAATGTTTTTGTAAGTGAAATAGACGTAAATGATGGATACATTTCATATATAGTAAATGATTTATCAAAATCAAGTTTATCTGCGTCAGCTAATGCAACAATTCAAATTGAAACTTCAAAATTTGATGTTGGCGATATAATTAGAATACAAGATAAAGATAATGTTAATAATTATTTAGTCGGTACGGTGGTTTCTTATAGTTCACCAAATTTAACATTTAGTTTTACAAATAAAGAGACAATTTTAACTGATAGATTAAACGCTGGCTCTCCGATTTTCATTAACGGTATAAATGATTGGAGGGCTTTATCTGATTATTCTAATTGTTTGTCTACTTGTTTTACCGAAGAGAGTGGCGCAGAAACAGTTACTTCATTAAGAGATAGATATACCGCAAGTAATTTAATTGGTTTTAGATATAAACATTTACGCACTAAAACAAATAATAGTATAATAGATTATTCAAATAAGATATCATTTACAAATAATTCATTTAACCAACAAACAACTCAAAAAACACCTTTTTTGAGAAAAGCTATTGGAGATGAAATATTAAATTTTGAAAGAATAGGTAATAGATCTTATATAAAATCTCAATATAATGGCAAATCATCTTTAATAAATAAAAATAAATTTAGTATTATTTCTTATGGTTTTTATAAAGTTAATGGTGTTTATAGATATTTTAATGGATATTACAAAAATTTTTCTTTAGATCCTACTTCTTATAGCGAGCATTTCTTAACTAATCCAAGACAATTTTTACTAACCGCAGGTTGTAGTACTTATTTGACAACTTATCCTAACTATAGACGTTATTTTTCTCATAAATTATATGAAATTCTTTCGTATAGAAATATAGAAAACTTGCAAAGCTTGCAACCTTGTAATATAATAGTTGATAATTTAATACAAAAATATCAAAAGAAAGCCTTTTTTTCGCCATCTGAAATACAATCGAATTATGATATTTATTATTCTAAAGCAGATAGGCCAAATATATACGGTAAAGTAAACATACTCTCATAATAATATGTCTGACATAATTTCAACAACATCATTAGTAAGTTTAGATCCAGATTCTTTTGTTGATTTATTTGAGATATATGTAGATCAAACAGTGGGTCTTTTTAGATTCCATGCAGGTAAGAATTTTTCTCGTTCCATTATATTCAGAGGAAACGCTTACATACCAGTGCCTGTAGAATTTGATGGATTCGAATATTCTGCTGATGGTAAACAAAGTCGCCCTAATATGCGAATAGCAAATATTGAAGGCTATATCACTGATTATATTAAAAATAAAAATGATCTAGTAAATAGCCAATTGAAAAGAATAAAGATTTTTGTTCGTAATCTAGACGATGCAAATTTTTCTGATAATGTAAATCCTTTTTTTGGTTATAGAAGTAAAAGAAATGCTGTTAATGGATATGGCAACGCTTTTTATGAAGATAATTTTATTATAAATAGAAAAAGTCAAGAAAATAAATATTTCATAGAATTTAGTTTAAGCAGTCCTTTGGATTTAGAGAATCAGTCTCTACCGAATCGAAAAATTTCAGATAATCTATGTCCTTGGAGTTACCGTGGTTGTGGCTGCAATTATGGAAAAATACCTTGGTCACCAGTTGGAAAACAAATTTTTAAAATTGGCACAGCAGAGAAAACTGAAACGCAAATTTGGGGTGAAGGAAAAATAAATGAAGGCATACCCGTTGCTGATGAAAATAATAAAGAATTTTATTCAGAATATGGATATAATTTAACTGCTATTGTTGACAGAAAATTTTACGATAAAGAAGTGATATATAATCGTGGTGATTTTGTAAGGTATATTGATTCTATGAATTATAATTTTTTTGGCGAACAAATACAATTCTCAGAAGATAATTTTTCATATTCTTTTTATGTATGTATAAAAACACATGGTGCTGGGATGGAAGGTATTGGAGCAAAAAATCCAGCTACTGATAAAGAATACTGGGTAAAAGATTCATGTCAAAAAAATCTAAAAGCTTGTATATTAAGATGGCAAAATCATGCTAAAGGATTACCATATGGAGGATTTCCAGGTACAAGACCATTCGAATATTCTACTTTATAATTCTTTTAAGCATATAAAACAATATTGCAAAAAAAATTATCCTTATGAGTCTGGGGGTTTTATCAAGCGCGATTATAGTTTGATTTATGTTAAATCAATTATAAAAGACATGTTAAATTTTTATCCAGAACCTGTGTTTTATAATTATTTGCGAAAGCCAGATTTGCTAAAATATACTTTCCATAGCCATTTAGATTGTCCTTTGCCATCTGATAATGATATTTTTTTTGTTAAAAATTACGATATTCCTATTATTATATATAGTTTAAATAGGAACATTTTTTTAAGTGTAAATATTATCGATGAAAAAATTAATACTACATGGTATATTGAAGAAGCTGGCTTGTGGACAATTAAATGTTAAAGCTGGCAGCTTAAAAGATGTTCTTAGATGCATATCTGTTAATTTTCCAAAATTAGGAGTCAGATTAAAAAAAATGAATCATGTTGCTGATAGTATACTAATAATCGTTGATAATGAGATAATTAATGGTAAAGACGTTGATTCAAAAATAAAAGCTGCGGCAATTATAGAATTAGTTCCTATTATTGCTTTTTCTGGCATCTTTACAGCTATTACGGCAGCTTTAGTTAAAGCAGGTCTCGCTGTGGCCGCAGCAAAAACAATAGCGTTTGTAGCTACAGTTGTCTTAGTTTCAGCAATTAGTTTTGGTATAAGTTTTTTGATTTCGAAATTATTAACACCTAAAGACCCCAAACAAATTAAAACATCTTCTTATATATTAGGCTCAAAAGCAAATGTCGCAGCAAGAAATACGCCTATTCCATTGGGGTACGGTAAATTAAGAATAGGTAGTTATGTAGTAAGTAGTTTTGGTTTAGAATTTGATAAATCTGACAAGTCACCTCAAGCCGCTGTTGGTGGTGGAGCAGGTGGTGCGGGTGGTTATGGAGCAGGTGGAAATATAGTAATAACTAGAACTCAAAATTGATTTTATGGCTTTAACAGCGACTACATTAGTAAACCAATCTGAATATACTGCTCGTAAATCGCAGTCACAAAATGAAGTAACACAGAAAGCCGATACAAGAACTGAAGCTACAAAAAGCACTATTTTATCAACAAAAGATATATCTACTGCTGGTACACAATTAGTAAACTTTTATACATCGAATAAATATAGTTTTTGTCCATTTATTAATCCAGCAAATACTGTTGGGCCTTTAGAATCTTATACGAGAGTTTTTATTCAAGATTTAGTTGGTGAAGGTCCACTTTTTGGACTTGTAGACGATTTAGGTAATGATTTGGTTTTATTTGATAATGGGCAAGATAACGAAGAAAATCTTAAAGGCGTTTATTTTAATGATGTTGCTATTAAAAATTCAGTTACAAATTCTTTAAATTTTAGTAATGTTCAAGTTTATGGTAAGATAGGTACTGAATTTCAAAGCGCTATAAATAATACTGAAGCGGCAAATAATCTTTTTTCTCCGTGGTCTATGGTTGGCGTAACATATGAATATGGAAAAACTTTATATGGTTTAATTGTAAATGAAAATACTGTTTTGAATGAAGATGATAAAGGCGTTAGTAATAAATTAGCGCATACAACTTATTTAAGTTCGTATAAAAATGGTGTTCAAGTTGATTATTATACTAATAGTACTTTAAAAGGTAAAGACAAAGCTTTGAATCGTAATGCATTCAATGATTCTGTATTTCAAGAATGTTTTGGAATTTGTCATGAAATCAAAGATCAAAATACAGATTATTTGATTCTTACTTTCAAAATTAATTCAATGTATTCAACTGATGGTGGTGGCAGTACTATAAGTAATTTTATTGATATTGGTATGCAGTTGGGGTTCAAATACGATCCATCAGTAAATTATGGAATTTATCATAAAATCTCAGGTATAGTTACTGGTCCATATCAATTTAGTATAGTATTGAATGTTAAAGATTTTCCTGATTATGCTGTTCCATTTGTAAAAGTATATAATTTTACTAATGCTGTTAAACCAGATGATACAAAAAGCGCAAAAAATATTCAGTTACTTTCTGTTACAGAAATTATTGATAAAAATTTCAAATATCCAAATTCTGCATATTATACTCTTGGGTTAGACGGAAGAGCTTTTAGTAATGTTCCAACTAGAAGTTATAATTTAAAATTATTACAAATTAAAGTACCAGAAAATTACGATGCTGATGCGAAAACTTATGATGGCTTTTGGAGTGGTGAATTTGATCCAACTTTAAGATGGTCAGATAATCCTGCATGGATTTTATATGATTTATTAACAAATTATAGATATGGTGTTGGTAAATTTGATTTGTCAAATAGCATTGTTGATAAGTGGTCTATGTATGAAATAGCAAAGTATTGCGATGAATTAGTCCCAACTTTTAATAATACTAAATATCCTGCATTAACAGTTTCTCAAATTGCGCCTAATAGTTTTGGCAAAAATTGGATTCTTTTATCAGGTCAAGGTATAACAGAAGAATATTTTCAAAAAGGACAATTATTAAGTTTTTATAATCTTAAATTTAATTTAGTAAACGATCTTGGAGAAGCTGAAGTAATTTCTAGGTGTTTTAACAAACGAATTAAAAACTTTCAAATATCTGTTGACAAAACGAGTGCTGCTATTGAGCTTTATAACGATTTTGGATTACATAAAATATGCGCTCGTTTTCCAGAAGTCAAAAATTATTTATTGACTTTATCAACAGTTAAGACTCTTAATCAAGCTTTAACAGCGTTGAATAATGTTATATTAAATAATAATTCAAATACGACTTTAACTAATTTTGTTAATTATATTTTATCTCAGGCTATTTTTACAGAAGAAGAAATAGAAAATTATGTTGCCAGTAGTGGATTAGCCGCTCAAAAGTTTCCAGGTTATTTTCCAATTGTTGAACCTAGATTCACAGCTAATTTAATACTAACTTCAGAAACAGATGTTATTAATTTAGTTAATAATATGTCGTCAATTTTCAAGGGATTAGTTTATTGGTCTAATAACTTTTTAAATTTTGATAATGATAGACCGAAAGCATCTTCATATTTTTTCAATAACTCTAATGTAAGAGATGGTATTTTCACATATTCAGGAACGTCAAAAGATACAAGATTTACGGTAGTTAAACTAATATACGCAGATGAAGCAGACGGATTTAAAGATAAAACTGTGTACATTGAAGATCAAATAAATATCAGAAAATATGGCTATGTTGAAAAAGAATTAATTGGTTTTGGAGTAACTTCTAGATCTCAAGCAAAAAGATTGGGAGAATGGTTTTTAGTAACAAATCAAATAGAGCAAGATTTGGTTACTTTTAAGGCTGGGCCTGAAATTATGCTTTTAAATCCCGGCGATATTATAAGTATAAGCGATTCATTAAAGTTAACTAAAAGATATGGTGGTAGAGTCGTATCAATAAATAATGCCAATGAAATAACTTTAGATTCTAGATATGATTTTATTAAAGTAAATGATAGTTTAAGTTTTATTGTTCCAGCAGTAAGCAAAACCGTCAATGATTTAAATGTCAAGAGCGAAAAAGAATTAATATCTGATTCAGAAATAAAAAGCCTTTCTTCCACTTATATCTATACTTATAAAGTTTTATCTGTTGGTTTAGATGGTAATTTTAGAACTAAAGTCGTTCTAAAAACCACCAATACCGAAGACGACACAAAAGCAGAAGAAAATTTTTATTCAATTTCTCCTTCTACTTTATGGATATACGAAAAAAGCGCAACCAATACTGATACTTCATTTGTTCAGCAATTTAGAATTGTTGGTATTAAAGAAGAAAACCCTGTAGAGTTTACAGTTACTGCCGCTGAATACATTAAATCAAAATTCAATTATATTGATAATAAATATGATTTATCTAATAAAACTATTTATTCGTCTGTTTCTGATAATCAATTAATTAATCAACCAATAAATATTTTAGCCAATTTAACAAGCGAACAAATTCAAGGAGATAATGGAGTAATTTCAAGAGACAAACAAACTTTTACTTTTGACCAAAATTATGATTATATAATGAATGGTTTAGATTTAACAGATGCAGCAGTTAACACTTTATTTAGTGTAATAACAATTAATGTTAATCAAATACTTAAATATGCAGGTTCTAGCGATACTTTAAAAGGCCTTTTAATTGAATATGTTTTAAATTCTAAAAAAATAACAATTAAATTTACTTTAGGGGATAGCAAAACTTTTTATAAAATAGTTACGCCTAATTTAGAAACTAGTAGCTCTTGTGAATTTATTAGAGCTTATAAATTGGGGGTAAATGATACTTTAATCTAATGTTCATTACAAATACATTATCGATAAATAAAGCTTTTAAGATCATAAATCTTAGATGTAATTTATCGTTATCTCAAGTAACGAATCAACAAGACTATGGTATTTTACCGGATATTGATCTTGATTATCCAGATTATCCGTTATATGTGGTTTCAAAAGCTAGTGTTGATTCTCAATTTATAAATTTAAGTTGGGATGTTTTAGATCCTACAACTAATAAAATATACGAATACAACAACGATAATTTTGCTGGATTTACTATAGACCTTTTAGACATTGATAATAATTTTGTTTTAAATTTAAGTTCGAATTCGCAAAGAAGTAATTTTTCTTTTGATCCTGGAGTTTTGAAAAATTGGTCGCTTTTATATTTTGGAGACGAAAATTATCTAAGAAATACAAGAATAAGAATAACTTCTTCGACTTTTGATGGGAAAACTTCTGTTGCTTATTACATTTTTGATTTTCCGATATCATCATTTAGCAACGTCTCTGTTAACATAACAAATGGTTTATTCGTAAATTATGAAATTTCTGAAAAACAATATGTTAATAAAGTATCTATAGAATCTTCTTTTGATACAATTTTTAATGATACATACGCGTCTGTAACAGATGATCCAAGTTCTACTATTTTTATTTCTGATGTAGATATTGACAAATTATTTTATCGTTTAACTATTCAAGATTTTTATAATACTGGAACGTCTTATTTATTAGGTCAGTTAAAATTAGATAATATTGACTCAAGTGTATTTAATGTTAAGCCTGAAAATTTGTCTGGCGCTATTTCTGTTTTGTATGACAGTACTCTAAATCAATACGATGCTAAGCTTTTTATAAAATGGTCTCCAAACTACACAAATGTTCCTCTTAATTATGAGATTCTTATAAATCAAAATGATGATAAAAATGTTTCAAATGTTTATTATTTGAATGCTCCAAAAATTGAAAAAATCAATTATTTTTCTCAAGGTACTGGTTCAAATTTACTATCGAATACTCAAGCAAACATAAATCCGTTTTATTCTGGAACTTCTTACGAATCAATTTTTTCACCTTCGGGATTAACTGGCATACAGTGGAAAGAACATACAATAATTTTAGACAGAAAAGGGCAGTTTCCGTCTGGATTGTTTGAAAACTATCCTATTGATGAATTGTATTCAATTACAATACCCTCTGGTTCATTAAATAGTAATAAATTATATTTAAATTATTATTATGAAACTGGTGTAAATGGTTTTATTTTATATACTGGAACTACTGGTCTTGGAGTAATAGATTCTAATTATTCAAGTTTAATTGCTAGTTATTGGTCTGGTCAGTATGATGCAACTCTAGAAAATCAAACTTCAGGTATTAATTATTATGAAACGTCTGGCGTAAGCAGTTTGATAGCGCAAAGATTTGATTTGCAAAGACCAAGTGGTTCAGTTGTTGTGTCTCAATTTGAGCCTTATTATTTCATTTCTATTGATATTCCTCACGATTATGAAGTATCAGTAAGATCGGTTGTAAATCAAAATACTTACACAGATTATTCTAATTCGGTTTTTTTCACAGCCTCTGGAATAAACGAAGCAATTTTAAATGTTTATGATCCTGCAAGCGGTAGCGGAACATCATTAACTAACGAATTTACTCAAGCTAGTCATGGTTTTATTGTTGGAGATGTAGTAAGATTCGATGGGACTACATGGTATAAAGCACAAGCAGATTCAGCAGCTAATGCAGAAGTTCAAGGCGTAGTCAATGAAGTCGTAAATGCAAATACTTTTAAAATAGTTTATGATGGATTAATAGAAGGTTTGAGCGGTTTAACGCCTGGAAGTGTTTATTTCTTATCTCCAACTATAGCTGGTACAGTAACAACAACTGAGCCATCTAATTATGGAGAAGTTTCTAAGCCTGTTTATTTTGCGCTAACTGCTACAACAGCTAATATATTAACTTTTCGTGGAGTTGTAATAGTACCTACAAGTGGAACTTCAGGTACAAGCGGAACTAGTGGAACAAGTGGTTTATCAGGATCAAATGGATCAAGTGGATCAAGCGGAACTAGCGGAACGCCCACAGAAGCGAGAACTTTAGCTAAATATAGCAATAGCACACAAACAATATCATCAAGTACAAATACTAAAGTAGCTTGGGATACAGCAGATACCGATAATACTCAGGGATCAATTGGATTAACTTTTAATGGAACAGACAGATTTACAAATAGTAGCGGATCTTCAATGGTTATATCCGTTGATGGATATATAACTTGGGATAATAATGGGACATCCAACACATCTAGATCAGCATTTATAGTAAAAAATGGAAACGTTTCTGGATCTCAAGGTCGCTATTCATATATAAATATACCAGCTTCTGGTGGATCGGATTATCCAGCAACAATTTTCTCAAGTTCATTTGTACTTGCTAATAATGATTATTTTGAAGTTTATGTTTGGCATAATGATTCTTCATCTCAAGATATAAATGCTCAAGCTAGTTATCCAGGCAGTAGAATAATTATAACTAGACAAGAAGGAGTGCAAGGTCCAGATGGATCAAGCGGAACTAGCGGTACAAGTGGAATTACAGGAAGTTCTGGATCAAGTGGAACTTCTGGAACCAGAGGAACTTCTGGAACCAGTGGATCAAGTGGATCTTCTGGAACCACTGGAACTTCTGGAACCAGTGGATCAAGTGGATCTTCAGGAAGTAGAGGAACTTCTGGAACCAGTGGATCA